ATTGGAGCGCACGGGTCGGAGTCACACCGCCCAGCGCCGGAGGGTGTCCGGCGTCCTGTTCTTTCGTGCGCGATTTGCCCAGATACATTCCCGCGCCCATGTCCGCGATCTTGCTGAACGGCAGAACGGGTACGGTTAGGCGCTGGCGTGCGGCGGGGTTGATGAAATAGATATAGCGAAGTTGGAAGCCGGGGATCGGTTCGAAACCCGCCGCCTTGTATAGTTTCATGGACGAGCCGCCGCCGGCAGATGCTGTGTGCCCGCCTTTGGTTACTGTCGTGCGAGAGACGATCTCCATCGCCTGCTGCTGCTGCTGCTGCTTGCTCTTGCCGTCGGTCAGAGACGTTCGAGAGAATATCTCAGATTTGACTATGGCCTGAGCCTTTTCTATTTGATGCGCCCCCCCAATGCCGGGGCGTAATGAAGTCTCCGGAAAAACAGCCCCTGTCGGTGCCCGCCAGATCGACGTATTCTTCCTAATCCCGGTCAGCACAAATCCCGCCGCCCGGTAAATCGTGCCGTCGCCGCATTGTGCGCCATCAGCGAACGAAATCACCCATTCGATGTGCGGATAGTGCTTGCGGATCAGGCGCATCGCTACGCCAAGCGCACGGCTTTCGCTATTGCGCGGCAGGCGGTCGCTGAACGCCATGCGATTGAGTTCAATAAACCCGTTCCAACCAGTGCCATCGACAAGCCCCTGCACCTTGCGCTTGTCCAATGACGGGCCGAACTGCATCGCGCCCTCAAGCCGGCCATCGAGGAAAACGCCAAGGTGCAGCTGTGAGTTCTGCACGACCTTGCCGGAATAATGAACACGCTTCACGATTGCGGTCGCGTCCTTGGCGCTGATCGGCGCGACCCGAACATCCTTTGCGCTAGGCATCGACCGCCGCCCGCGTGAGGAATGTTTCGCAAATCCGCGCAAGCGCGTTGCCGTTGCTGTTCTCGTTTGGCGAGTCAATGAACGGCCCCATGGCCTTTGCAGCAGCTATCGCGGCAATTACCTGCTCCGCCTGCTCATCGTGCAGCGTGAACGTCATCTGCTGAAACGGGTCTTTATCGCCATCCGGCAGCGCGGGCATCGCGTCCAATTCGTCAACGCCCTCGATTGCGTCAAACCCGGTCAGCGTGATATCGAAACCTTCCGCGTCCAGGTCTGCCAGTTCCAGCCTCAGCATCTCATCATTCCAGCCTGCCCTCAGGGCCAGCGCATTGTCGGCAATGACGTAGGCGCGCTTCTGCGTGTCCGTCAGGTGCGCCAGTTCGATCACCGGCACCTCCGTCATGCCCAACTTGCGGGCGGCCATCACGCGCCCGTGACCGGCAATGATGCCGCCTTCGCCGTCTACCAGAACCGGATTGGTGAACCCGAACTCACGGATGGATGCCGCAATCTGCGCCACCTGTTCCTCGCTATGCGTCCGGCTGTTTCGCGCATACGGAATCAGCCCATCAAGTTGCGCTGTTTTGTAAGACGGGAAATTGCCATCTTTGCTCACGCTCTACCTCTTCAACTCAGGCCAGTCAGCCATCGGCATCAGCATACGACATAATCACAGACTGGAGTCCTCTGACGTGGGCGTCACACTCGGCTCCGACCCGAACAAGATCTGCCGCACCTGCCGCTCGTAGCTCGGCGAGTTCATCAGCGCGGGCGGCGGCGTCGGCGGCTCGGGACAGATCAGCGGTGGCCTGGCATCCCTGCCAGTGCCGGCGCAGGCTGACAACGCCAGCGCGCAAGTCGCTGACAACAGCCGCATGTTTGGATTCTGCATCGGTCATTTCCTGCACGTGTTTTTCCGCGATGTACGCCATCGCGGCAGTGTTGGCGCGCTCGATCTCAAGCACGCGTGATCGAGCCATGGCCTCGGCATCAAGCGCCCTTGCCACCATCTCTGCGCGCTCAAGCCGTGCGCGGTCACGCTGGGCGACAAGGCCCATGGCGTACACGGCCCATAGCATGTTGCTCAGGACCAGCACAGACACGGCAGCGAGTGCGATGCGATGGGTCATCAATCACGGTCCTTTCGCGCAGACTCCGCCCCCGCGAAGGCCGCAAAGGCGAAAACCGCAGCGAGTAGCGTCAGGATGACCTCGATCATTGCTCTATCCATAGTCAGGCCACAGTACCCGGAAGGTCGTAGGATATGAATGATGGCCCCGGTGTGATCGTCACGCGGACCACCAATCCGGCGTCGGCTGGGTCGGTTGAGTAAATGCGGATTCCAGCGCTTTGCGGACTGGTCGGAACGTAGTAGACGCGCCCCGCAATGGCCGCCTTTGGTGTGATCGCAACGCCACAGCGCGTTACGTCCAACCCCAATACCTTCGTATCCAGCACAACCCCGCCGGCCCCGCCAAGCGTCACGTCGTAGGACAGGCTGCTGGTGGCATCGAGCCGGTTGATCTCCACGTCATCAATGTAGAGGGGGTTTGCGCCAGCGGCGAGGTGACCAAAACTCAGGGCGGGGTTGATGGTAGCGATGCATGGAGGAAGCGCGAAGATGAAGCTGATTCGCCTCCAATTGGCAGCAGGCACCACGCCCCCCTCCAGAAAGGGAGTATAAACATCCCCGACAGCAAGGTTTTCGGTGGACTCCACCCCTCGGGCAAATAGCGAAGCTCGAAACATTATGCCGGCATACTGGGGATTATTCGACGTAACAATGTCCGCGTCTGCGCTGTACCTAAGAGTTACACGGTAGATTCCGAACCGCCCCGGAGTTTGCGGAACCTGAACCATGCCACGATTCGTGACGGCGTCGTGCCACGTCCCGGTGGCAGGCGGGGTAATCTTGATCGCCAGCCCGTTCGCGTACTGGCGCTCACTGGTCAGGGCTACCTTGTCGTTCGTCGTCCAGGCGCCTGCACCAATCCAGCGGGGGAGCAGTCTACGATTACCCCTGATGTCGCTGGGGCGGACAATCTGTATCCCGAGCGACCGAGCGTAATTAACGAAGTTCTCAAGGGCGACGGGAACGCCCTGATATGTAGAGCCGGGTATGTAGTGGATGTAGAACACCTCCTGGCCGTTACTCGCTGCAATCTGCCGCAAGTATTCTCGCGCTTTCTCCGAGAGATTACCTGCTGCGTCGTGATGCGACGTATCGAACGCATAGGCTCCAACCAGCCACACCCGGCCTTCTGGATTGTTGGTTACTGCGTTGGCCCAGCCCCGTCCGTAAGTGTAGTACTCCGACAGGATGCGGTCAGTTTCCTCATTCCGATGGTGCATGGGGTATACGAACGCGATGTTGTTCGGGTCGCCCGTAATCGCAGCAATTGCGTCCCTGGTGGATATTGCCGCATCCCTAAGTTGCGACTCGGTAAGGGATCTTGCGTCCCAGTTGTCCGGCAAGTGTGACTGAATCTCCCATCCGGCATCATGTGCCGCCGCGACCATGTCCGGCACGTCGTACACCCCGTTGTGCCAGCACACACCCATCGGGAAACCCATGCGCTTGGAAATTGGAAGAAGGTCTGTGAACTGGGCTGGATGCCCGTCGTCAACAGTGATGGCGATCATGCCGCGACCGCCCATTCCGATGCTGGCGTGGAGAGACTTGAAGTTGTCGATCATGGCCGACCCGAGGGGAGTTGCAGGGTCCGCGATCATCTCAGGAAGGTCATTCCGCAGCTCCTGGACCAAGGAGCCGGCCTCGCTCACCGTGGTGTACTGCGGGTGCGGGTCTGATGCCGCCTCGTGCGCTGTGATCGCGGAAGAGGCAGCGCCGGATATGTCCGCGCCGACTTGTGCTGCCGTGGGCATCTGGTGAACGTGATCGGCGCGGCTCGCCTCAGTGCCGACGCCAGCTGATGCTGTGCCGAGTGATTCTGGCGTGTCATCGGAAAGCTGCACGCCTTCACCAGCCTCCTCCAGCGCAACAACTCGCACTTTCAGCGCGTCGAGATCACCCTGCCCGGCCACGCTCACGCCGATGGCCGACGTGAGCAGGTAGTCGTACACAGGGGACCCAGGGGGGATCGGGCTGATGCTGGATAGGTCGATGCTGGATGCTGTATGTGGCACAGCCAGTGAGTATGTGCGCCGTGGCTGCCGATCAATGACTTCCGTCACACTCCATGTCCAACTGTGCGGTTGGACATCTGGATCATCCGTGGCCGGCAGTAACAACGATATTTGCCCAGCACTGTCGAGTGTGGCAGTGACGCGCACGGGGACAATGATAGACCCGTCAGCAACGACGATCTGTGAGCTTCGGAACTCAATACGCCCCGTCGCGGGTGTCCCAGAATCGTCGCGAAGCAGGTACGTGGCAGTGATCGGGACTCTCGCCCACGATGCAGGGAAGCTCATGCTATGCCCCCGCGATAGTGCGTGACACGGATTGCATCGCCTGGGCGCCCGTCGCCGCACGGCGGCAAAACTTCGATCGATCCGCCGCGCGCGAGAAAGCTCTCCACGGACTCATGTTTCACGTTGCGCACCACCTCGGCGCGTGCGGCAGCCATCGCGGCCAGCCGATCATTTACGATGTCGAGCGCCTTCTTGCCTTTCATGGTTGTCACGATTGCTCTCCAAGGCATAGTGCGCGCTCGGCCGCGCGGCGCTTAACGAGGCCCGGCAACACCTTGCCGCCTGCATAAACCCATCGGGGAAACTGTTCGCACCATTCGGAAGCTGGTTTTCCAGCCCGGATCATGCGGGCGATGGTGCTTTTGCAAATTGCGCCGGTGCCGGTGTTGTAGGCCAAGCTGGTGAGCGCGGCCCATTGCTGCGGCTCCAGCGGCACGGCCAAACACCGATCGAGCGCGGCCAGCGTCGCGCCGACTTCG